AAAATGTTTAGTAGCTACAGCTTTATCATATTTGGTTATAAATATAGCTTTTGCTTCAGAAAGTAATTTACTTACTTTAAATATATTTATTATATCTTGTTTTTGAGATTCAAATTCTCTAAGTTTTTCTTCACCTGCTTGTTTTTTTCTTTCCTTTGATTCTGGTCGTTTAACTTTTTCAATACTTTTATCTACTGCTTGTTGATACCAATTTTTAAATTTTTCAAAAGATTTAGAAGGATTATCTAAAAACTCACCTTGTCTTATTTCACTATTAATGTAAGTATTTAGATTTTTTAGGGGTAAATTAGTATAATCTACATTTATTGAATCTGCTTCATTTATTTTTTCTAACACAAATTTTTCTTCTTGATCACTTAATAAAATACCTGTATCGTCTTTAAAATA